AATATTAATTTTAATATCAGATTTATTTAATTCTGCTTTTATAATTGATAATAAAAATGTCGATAAATCATCTTCGTTATTTTGCGTCATAACTATTTCAACCTATATCTTATTAATAAACAGAATATATTAAATTAAATATGGACATATTATATAAAATTCCAAAATTAAAAAAAAATATATATATATCGGAACCCGGAGAAGCTATCGTTGTTAATATTACTGATATTAAAATAAAAAAAATAATTAAATTATCAAATGGAAAAGGATATAAAATATATATATATATTGGCAATTCTCATTGTGATAAAGAAGTTAAATATATAAATAATACGGATATTAATTCATTAAATCAATTATTATTAAATAATAATGAATGGTTTAATAATAATTTAACAAAAAGTGAAATAAGTGAGTTATATATAAATTCATTTTGCAATCAAACAAAAACTTTAGAAGTAAAATTATTAACAATTGAGACAAATATAATGATTAATAATAAAATATGTAATAATGATACAGAATTATCGGAATTATTTTCAAATATAAATAAATATAAACAATACATAATATCTGTTGAAATATGTAATAAAGGTATTCATATTTATAAAAATAAATCACAAAACGAATGGACAATTAAATCATTATATTTTACAAATATTAATAATGATAATAATATTGACTGGTGTAAAAATGAAATAGATACTGAATGGTCTATTATGTTAAATGAAACAATTAATAAATTAGATGAAAATTTAATTAAATTGACAAAAAAAATAGATGATATAAATAATTTTAAAACAATTAATAATCAATTACTTAAAGAAATAAAAGAAAGTAATACACCTGATAAAAATTGGGAAAATAAAATAGATAAAATTAAAAATAATATCAAGAATATTATCTATTTACAATAATAGATAGAGATCATTAAAATAATGGGTACTAATAATAATACTATAGTTATTTCATTTTCGATAGCCTTATTCCTGTTGTTAATATTACTATTATTAATTACTTATAATTCGAAATGTCAAATAGATAATGTTGAAAAATATGATAATTTTTATGGCGATGATGCCGATGAAAAATTAAGAAACGTACAATCTGTTGGAGATTTAGCAAACGAAAAAATTAACCCAAATAAACCTAATGAAATGCACGGAGATATTTCAAATTCTGATCCCCTTGGTAATGCTTATAATGAAGTAATACAAAGTAATCAAGTTGATGAAGTAAATGACGAAGAATTATCGGGTGCAAATTCGTGTTTTCCTAAGGATAGATTAACATCATCGGACTTATTACCACAAGATGCGAATTCTAAATGGGCTCAAATTAATCCATCTGGTGCTGGAGATATCCAAGACCAGAATTATTTAACTGCTGGATATCATATAGGTATTAATACTGTCGGACAATCATTACGTAATGCCAATTTACAATTACGTTATGAAATACCAAATCCTCAAATTCCAGTAAGTCCTTGGCAAATTAGTACTATTGAGCCAGATAGTAGAACTCATGGATTATTAGATATCGGTAGTTCAGCACCAACTTATTAATTTTTTACTTTTTTTTATTATTTATTAAATATTATTATAAACGCATATACTTAAAGCTAAATATTGTTATGTATTAAATGAATGATAATTGTCAAGAATTATTATTAAATTCCTTAAATATTTTTTATAATAAAAATGAAAAATATAAAAAAGAGCTTAAAATATTAATTGATGGTAAACATAAATTATCATTAAGATTAATAGATTGGCTTGTTACACATTATTCTAAAAAATGTAACGTAAATTATTGGATCAATGATGAACAAATATATGATAATTTACCTATTGAAAAAAAAGAACATGATAAATATAAAAAAGTTAATTTATATTTAAATTATCGTGCTCAACTTAAATCATATGCTAAACTTAATTTTGATACATTTAGACGTCATAATAGAATTACATTTTATATTAATAAAAATGATACCATTACTACAACTATTGGTCAATTAAATTTTTTTAGATGGGCATTTAATAATAATATTATTGAATATGGTCTTAAAAACTATGATAAAATTTATAATAATATGATTGCTAATAATAATAGTAAACAAGATAAAAAAAATTTTCAAGAAATTACAAATACATTATGTATTCTTAGATTTGATTAAACTAATGTGGATAATTGCGATTCTAATTCTGTTATTTTATTTTGCTGATTTTCAACAATTGTTTTTAAAGATTGTATTTCTCTTAATATTTCGACAATTTGTGTATTATTTGTAGATGATGTTCCAGAACTATTATTTCCTAAAACTTTTAATTTATTTACTGTTAATTCGCCATTTATTATTACATTATTATTTATATTTAATAAACCATTAATATATAAATCAGAATCATATGTATTATTTATTATATATTTGTTATTTACCCCATTTGTAATATTATCCAATGTTTTATTTGATAAACTATTATTAAAATTATCTTCTGTATAAAATTTATTTATACCTTCAACAATATCATCTGTTGATTTAACATTTACCTTTAATATATCACTTTGTACCCAATATAATTCATTCTCATTTCTTATTGATAATACATAATTATAATCATCGTGTAATTCTATATTATTTGGTAATATATAAGTTATATCATTATTTAAATTATCACTTGGTAATAATGTTATTTTTTTATTTACATTATTTAATATTGATAAATAATCTGTTAATAGACCATTATTTATATACATACTATGATTTTTATTATCAATAGTAATTTGTTCACTTATATTTTCTATATTACTATAACCAATACCAATATATTCTTTATTATTTAATCCTAATAATAATATATTTAATTCATTATAATCGTTATATTTTATAATTGTATTTCCTATATTCATAATATAATTTTCATTATTATATAAATCATATCCTATATGTATAGGTTTTGAATTAATATAATTTTCATAATTTTCTCTACTTATATCTTTTATATTATTATTACCTAATATTATTATTTTTTCCTTATTTATATCATATATATCTACATTATCATTTCCAATTATAATTGAATCACTTATATTTATTATATTATTATTTATTCCAATTAAATTATTACTATTTCCAACTATTATATTATTTTTACCATATAAATTATTATTATAACCATCTATATTATTATATTGTCCTAATATATTATTATTTATACCATTATTATTATTATTATAACCAATTGTTATATTATACTCATTGGTATTATTATCATATCCAATTGATAACATATTATTTAAATTGTTTATATCATAATTATTATCATTTCCTATTATAATATTTTTATGTCCAGATATTATATCAATTCCAGCCGACCATCCAATTAATATAGAATTATTTACATCTTCGCTGTATTTTCCAGAATTTGTACCTATAAATACATTATAATCATTGTCTAATCCGTTATATATATTTATACCAGCATCCTTTCCTATTATTACAGATTCATAATTTATTAAATCAATATATTGAGATATGTTATCTGTTGCACCTACCTCTTCACCACTTGGTGTTATTGTCATTTTAATTTAATGTTAATATTATTATTAATTGACTAATTCCACTTATAAATAATAATATTGAAATTGTCGGTATTATATAATAAATATTACTTGGTTTATAATCATTTATTTCATTATCTATCTTATTCATTATTATATTTGAAATATGTTTATTTAAGTTTGTATTTTCTATATTCTCATATATGTTTTTACAAATCATTATATCATTGTGATATTCTAAATCGTTTTTTTTTATATTATCATATAATATATTCAATTCATCAATTGAATACATTTTATATTATTAGATAATATTTAATTGTTTATATATTTTAGATACTATGTTAAAAAAAAAAAAAATAAAGGGTGGTAATTTATTTGGCAATAATATATCATATAATGATGTACTTAAATTTGATAATAATATAGAATACAATGGATATAATACCGACAATATTAAATATGAATTAAGTAATTTTGGTAATAATATGAACGGAGGTGATGGTAATAATATTACTAAAATCATATCAACTATAGTTAAAAAATCTTCAGAATATTATTTTAAAAATAAAAAATCTATATTAAAAGAATTAATAAAAAATCATAAAAATAAAAAAATAAAAGGTGGTAGTAGTTATATTCCATCTTTTAATTCCCCGAATTCTAACTATGAATTTAATGAAACTCCGATACAATATAATTCATATTCATCTTCCAGTTTTATTAATCAATAATTAGGGCATTATATTATATTTATTTTTTATATCATTATATGGGCGATATATTGTATCTTGTAAATATATAATATTTTTATCTATTTTACCATATCTTTCTATTATTGTTATCATTTTTCTCGCATATTTTATAAAATTTTTAATTGTTTTATTTATTTCTAAATATGGATCAAAACCATATATATGTTTAAATTTTATTGGTATCATTAATACAAGAGAATACATATATTCTAATATATCATTTCTTAAATCTAAAATTAATGGCAAATATACATCAACTTGATATCTATCCGATAATATATATATATATATTTTCATCATTTTATCACAATTTATTAATATATTAGTATAACAAGATTTATTAAATTTTTTTATAAAACTAATATTTTCTATTATCCCTACCAATTTATCATCTTTATTTAAATATTTTAATTTTTTTGGAATTTTACTAATATAAAATTTATCGGTATTTGGTTGTATTAAATTTTTTAAATTATTATCCAATATTTTATCCGAATTTATATCATTTTCTTTTATATTTTTATCATTAATATATATAGCATATATTAATATATATCCTATTATTATTATTATTATTATTGATACTAATTTATTTATATTGACATATGATATAATATTATATATTATAGCTAAAAAAATTATACATATATATAAATATGTATAATTCATAGTTATTTTATTATAAGATTTTTGTAATTATGTACTTGAACTATCTATAAAATATAATATAAAAGATAATATTATTAATATTATACCGATATATATTCTTCTCTCTTTTCTAAAAAAAATTTCAAATATAAGTTTTCTATTTTCAATTTTTGATAAATCCGTATTATATGATACAAATACTGATACATCATTTATTACATCTATTATTGTTTGTATTGTATTTTGATATAATTCATTTATTGTTAATTGATGTATTATTTTTGATTTTTTTATATCAACATTTTGAGGCAAACTTTCTAATAATTGATTTATTTTTCTTTCAATATCTTTTTCTATATAATTTTTTATATTATTATCTGTCAAGTTAATATTACTTCTATCCATACTTAAAAAATAATAAGATAATTAAATAATATTCATCATATCTACATCCGTTATAAACATTCTACGACAACAATATCTTGTTGCTCCTAATTTATCTAATATTATACCAGTTTGATTTTTTTCAAAATCTTTGAATAATATATCTTTTTTTATAGAAATATTTTCTTTGATTAACTTCTCTTTTTCTATATTATAATAATCGATCTGATCTGCTATTATTTTTCCACAAGTAAAACATCTAATTGGCTGTATCATAATATTACTTATTATCTATATAATATATTATCATTTTTTTTATATATAATGTGTATAATTATTAATAATTATTTTGTTACTTTATAGTAGAACATCAATATCATAATTATGGCAGCGGCATTAAGTAATAGAATAAATACACTTGAAATATTATTTGAAAAATCTTTAATTCAAAAAGAAGATAATGTAGGTGGAAATACTACAGATAATGTACTTTCTGAAAAAATTGATAATTTTGTAAAATCTTTAGATTTGCTTAAAGATGCAAATGATAAACTTGAAAAACGTTTAACTAATTTAGAAAAATCACCTATTAATTTAACACAAATTACAGAATTAATTGATAAAAAAATAAAAATTACAGAAAAATCTGTTAAACAATCGGATAATTCTACAACACCTACTACTACAAGTAATAATGTTTTAAAATAAATAATATTAACTATATTTAGATTTCTTCATTTTACATTCTTCTAAATATATTTGTTTTTTTTGATGTATATTAATAGCATTATTTATAATATCATTATTTTTTGATATATATCCATAATTATTATATAATTTAATTGCAGCATTTGTCATAAATTCTTTTGCCTTATCAATATCATTTCTTTTATAAAATAAAACACCCATAGTATGTATTATATCGGCATTATCTAAATATTCTATTTTTTTATATATATCTATCCCTTTCATAAACATATCATCTGTTATATTATTATTATTTGCTATTTTAACTAATTCTATAAAATTATTATTTTGATACAAAAAATTATTATTATTCGTAGAAGTGTGAAATATTCCAATTTTTGAACCCTCTAAAAATGTATTCTTATTTAATACCTTCGCTTTTATTCTATCTTTATTATCCCATATATATCTGGATATACTATGTTTTAAATTATATTTAAATATATTTAAATATTCTTTCAATTCTAATGCTAATTTTGATTTTATTAAATATGAACTTTTTGATAATAATATTTTATTTGATTCATGACTATTTTTTAATTTTAATATATTATCATTATCATAATGCGGGTTTGTTGTAAATAATATATCCCAATCATTCAAACCTTTCGTTACTAATTGTTTAAATAATTCTTCAATATTATTTGTATAATCTTCTCCTATTAATACATCATCCTCTATTATAAAATATAATTCATTGTCATCTAATACTAATTTATATGCCTCAATGTGTTTTTCTATATTTGATATTTGATTTGGATTTAAATTAACTATTAATTTTTTAAAATCAATATCTTCAATTGAGTCACTTTTATCATATTGCACACGTTTATTGTACGATTCTATATTTTTAGAAATATATTCACTTGTTGGATTATTTATAATTTTAATTTCTGTAACAATTTTTAATTCTTCAAATTTATTTATTATATAATTCAATGTGCTATTAATATATTTTTCTCTATTTTTTAATTTTGTTGTACTAATTAATATTATATTTACTTTATTCATTATATTAAATCTATCTATAATAGAAGTTTTATATATATTTAAAAATATATTATTTATTTTTTTATAACAAAACTCTTAATTATTTATAATGTTCTGAATATTATAGAATTATTAGGAAAATTTTATATGAAGCTTATAAGTATGTACGATGACCAAGAGAAAACAGAAAGATATAGAGAGGGAGAGATATAGGAGATACATAGAGAGAAATGGTAGGATATAAAGAAAATATTACTTTAGTAATATTATAAAAAAGAAGGATATTCTTCATTATTTACTGGTATTAAACAAAGAGTATCTTATTTAGGATTGGTAAATGGTTTATTTTTTATATTTTTTTATTTTATTAAAAAATCATTAAATGAAAAGGCTATTATTAATATATGATTTTTTAATTTATATAAAAAAATGATTTTATATTTATAGAAGATAATAAAATGGATTTTTGCGACATTTGTAATAATATGTTGTATGTTAAATGTGATATTGATAATAATCTTGTTCGTTTTTGCAAACATTGCGATTTTTCTAAAACAGAATCTGATGCTAAATTTGTTAAAATTACTGAAACTACATATTCGGAAGATGATTTATTATATAATCAATATCACAATAAATATTTAAGATACGACCCTACACTTCGTAGGATTAAAGATCCTAATATTAATTGTACTAATCCCGATTGTAAAATAGATGAAAGTAAAAAACAAATTTTATATATTAAATATCATCCAGAAAATATGAAATATTTATATGTATGTGACCATTGTGGAAATATTTGGAAATAAAATTATATATATTAAGAAAGTAATATATGTTATATTATTATATAATATCGGATAATTTATCAGAATTTAATATTATTGAAAATAAAAATAATAATATTTTATATTATGAAATTTTTTTAGTTTGCTTCTATATATCTTTTATTTTAAGCTTTATATTTTTGAGACCAATAATATATTTTTTAAATAAATTTAATATTAAAAAATATTTACCATTATTACTTAAATTATTAATAGTTATTAAATATAATAAAAAAATGATATTAATATAATTAAAATTATATTTAATATGACATATATTGTATTAGACACTGAAACTAATGGATTGCCAGATAGAACAAATTTACCATTCGGTGTTTTTCCAAAATATAACGAAATTCATAGATATAATTCAGCAAGAATTGTACAATTATCTTTTATGATTTGTGATGATAATATGAATGAATTGGAGAAATTTGATTTTATTATTAAAAATAATGATAAATATGGTTTTAATATTACCAACCCAGAATTTCATAATATTACAAATAAAATTTCACAAAATAATGGTATTGATTTTATAGAAGCATATAATGTATTACATAAATATTTAGATAATTGCAAAGCAATTATAGCACATAATATTAATTTTGATATTAATGTTATTAAATCGGAATTATTTAGAAGAAATTACATTGATTATATTGTTAAATTCAGTAATTGTAAAGCAGTTTGTTCAATGGTAAAATATAAATTTGTAGTTAAAGCTATTAACAAAAAAACAGGCTATATCAAAAATCCAAGTTTAGCAGAGTTATACGAATTTGCTTTTAAAGAAGATAATCTTAAAATTGAAAATGCACATAATTCTTTATATGATGTTATTACATTGCAAAAATCTATGAAGAAAATAGGTTTTAATATATCTTAAAAAGATATTATAAAAAAAAATGATATAAAGAATAGATAAAGAATTATTTAACATATGTCAATTCTACCAATTAAATCTAATAAAATTATAAGTTTAGATGAAGTTTATAGTTTTATAGCAGAAAATAAAAATATTTCGAAACCCATTATGACCAAATATGAATTAGATCAAATTATTGGACAAAGAGCTACTATGTTAGCCCATGGATCTCCTGCATTTATTAATACTGATAATTTGAAAATTTCAAGCAATATGGAATTGCGTAAAATTGCAATTGAAGAACTTTTACAAGGTAGATTACCATTAATTCAAATGAGACCAATGCCAAATAATAAATATGAATATATTAGAATAAAAGATTTAGATTTAGTTTCTGTACAACATATGTTAAAAAGGGATTAAAAAATATGATGTTGTTATTATTGTATATATTACAACCCCCCATAATGTATCTTTAATTGCTACATTAATATCATAATTTTCAAATGTTGCTAAATTAGTACCATTATATATACCATATATAAATAAACCTAATAATCCAGAATATAATAATGATTTTTTTATAATTTCTTTTTTACTATCTGACTTATTTATTTTACTTTTAATAAAAGGTATATTTATTAAAATAATACTTGCTATCATTAAAACATATGTGAATAATGCATATATTATATTTATTTTTATTTCTTTATTTTGAATTGATTTTATCATCTTAGAATAATATTTAGAATTTAAACTTAACCATATTATATCTAATACTATTAATAATATTATTATTATTAAATATTTTATCATATTAGTTCTATTTATATAATATATAATAATAATTAATATATATATATATATTAGAATAATGCTGTCGGCAACTCCTTCTATTATAAAAAAAAAAAAAGATTTATTTAAAAAAATAGATACTTTATTTAACAAAACTCCTGAAAAATTTATAAATTGGTTAAAAGATATTCCAATAAATTATACAGATGGAAAAATATCATCATTATTTAATAGTTCTACAAAAATACAAATCGAAACAATTTCACCCGATGGTCAATATAATATAATATTACTTTGGATAATGGAAAATACTGATAAATTTAAACCATATACAATGCTTTTAAATGATATTCCTTCAAGTAATTTTACAACAATAGAAGATATAATAAAAAAAATAGGTCCTTCTTCAAATAAAAGAAGTCCAAGTCAAATAGAAAATTTAAATATGGAAGAAGCTTTGAAAAAATGGAAAGAAAATCCAAATGTAAATCCTTATAATGGTAATGTTATTAAAATTTCTATTGTTCCTACAAGTGAATATGGACTATTGTATGAAACATTTTGTAAATATTTAACATATAATCAAGAAAGTCATATTTTACCAATTGAATTTGAAAAAGAAATAAGAAAAAAATTGCCAGATAATCATATTTATGCATTTAAAGATATAGATTATATTGAAAATATAAAATCTCTTTATCCAGATGAAGAATGGATTAATTTCTTAGATTCAAAAAAGAATTTATTTTATAAAAATGAAAATGTTAATGATGTAATTGGTTCAACTGTTTATGATTTTTTATTTATGCATTTTTTTTTAATTAAAAATACAAAAAAATTTGACAAAAATGTAGTGATTTATTATATTGATAATCAACTTTTTTTATATGAAACAATTTTGGCTCAAATAAAACATATTAAAGCTGTAGATTTAAATTGTTATGAAATTTTTGAAAGCATGGTATATATTGGTTCGGATATAGGCATACAAAAGGGTGATAATTTTAAACTTATAAAAAAAAAAAAATATGGTAACGAGTGGCCATATGATATCCCTCCTTTATTAAAATTATTTACAGAATACATAAATGAAATTACTTATTATATATTACCTATTTCTAATTTGCGTAAAGTAATATATAATAAATTTTTTTTATATGGAGAAAATAAACCAGAAACAAGAGAAGAAATTTATAATTTAATAAATGAAACTATTAATTATAATATATATAGATTAAAAACAATATTAAATATAATATTTAGTTC